CCGATAACCTGGCTTCAACTTCTTCCCTAGACATTTGATCTATCTTCCCGAACTTAACTTCCTTACGCTCTACAATTAGGCCCCCGACCCGAAGTAAGCTGTTCTGGGCCGCTATAGCTGCATTAAATGACCCCGATTCCAACGCTTTGTCCCGAATGTCGTATAGATCCTTTACCGCCCGATCATAATTAAGTTCGTACTTCTTCTTAGCTTCGTTCATCAAGTAGTTATACTCTTTACGAATCAAAGGCTTGGACATCAACTTATTGGCAGCTTGTCTAGGCGATTTGTATCCCGCCTTATGTGCTGCTTCGACTAGGGATAGTCTGGGATTATTGACCGCGATCCAAATAAACATGTGTTGCCGTCTGTTTAGTCCCGAATCGAGATTAGCGTATTCTATTGGTATTTCATCTTCAGGCGCGATAGTTGGCCCGTAGTCTTGTTCTGAGAGTTTATTCTTTCTGTAACCCATAAAACTTTTTTGCGTTGCATATAAATATATTTATATACAAACGTCCCCCACCTATCCCCAAAGTGTATGAGAGAAGGATAGTTTACTTATCCCAAGTGTGTCAAGTTTTATGTATCTCCCAACGATATTTTTCTTTCTTAGATATAGATTTCCACTTTCTTTTTGTGTCTTTGTTGAACATATCCATCTGTTTTTGTTTATTTGATTCTCTTGTAGTCCAACCTTTGTTTTGTTCCCAGCCTCCTGTTTCTCCTATGATCTTCCAATTAACAGCTTTCAGGGAACTTCCTGATTCTTCTTGCAAGGTATAGGTAATCATTCTTTTACCGCCCATTTGTTGCCATACACGCCAACATCTACCGTACAAGAAAGAGTTTGTATTTTTAGGGGCGTTATCTTTTACGCATACCCTGGTTATTTCTGCAGTCAATTCGTCATCTAATCTTCTTGATAATGGCCTACCAACTACTGCAACACCTACAATTTCATCTTCGTAAAGGGCAGCCAAGCAATATCTACACCCCACAACAACGTCGTTATGGCGATGGAATTCTTTGATTATCTGGTTAGCTTTTTTAAGAGTTATAGGTTGTATTGTTAATGATTTCATACTCTTGTTCTATGACAAAAATGAAAAAAATAAAATAATCCTGAAACCCTTATGTTTATTGACTAAAACCGCGTCAGAGTCTTTTGACAAAAGTCTGACAATATTACATAAGTTCCTGGAGTGCGTTGATTATTGCCTTTTTTTCTTTATCCGGCAACCTAACAAAGTTTTGTACTATGGTCATTACTGCGTCATTTATCTCTTGTTCTGTGTCTAAAATTACAGAATCTTTTACTTTTATCATCTTTTACCCCACTATAAAGGCGAGAGACTGCCATCTCAGGAGTGGGTTTGATCTGACAATCTCTCTTTTAGCGGATCAGATTGGTATATTCTGGTCCGTCATCAGTAGAAAATCATCACAATCAGACCTTGGATCTATAGATGGCTTTCCAAGTATCTCGTTATGAAAGTGTTGATAATTGTCTACTAATTCTGAAATATTTTCATAACCTTTTCTGCAGGCCAACTCAAAAGCGTCCTGTTTGTCAATCAATATATTCTTTAGTTTACTCATGTTATCCCTCATGTGTTTACTTATAGTAGCATTTTATTTTATAATGATATAGAATGCAAGTTAATGGATAACAAATTATATGGAGAAATACTATGGCTAGACCAATAGAATCAGTATCAAAGCCGGTATCTGAAATGACCGACGCTGAGATGGAGATCATTCTTTACGAGGCCCAAAAGGCTGCAAAAGACTTAAAGAGTGTCGTGAATGTAATCGTTGAAGAAACACAAAGGAGAAGAAATGAACGAATTACCTGAAATATTACAAGACAGGGATAGCGTTGTATTAGGCGACGCTTACTATCTAGAAGATATGCCAAACGATTTATATCACAATTGCCCTGGTCTATCGTCATCAACCGCAAGAAGATTCGCACAAAGCCAAGAACACGCTTTACACGAAGAAATGCTTGAATCTGCAGCTTTACGCTTTGGTACCGCCGCTCACGCCCTTATCGTAGAGGGAGAGGACGCATTTAACAAAGAAATAGCCTGTATAAACGGTTCTATGTACACCAAGGCCAACAAAGAACTCAAAGAAGATTACGAGAAAAGAGGCTATACCGTAATCTCTAAAGCAGACCGCGATACTATATTTGAAATGCGCGAGGCTTTGATACCGGAAGGAGACAAGCTACTACACCCAAACGAAGATGAGTTTCCTGGTGTATTTGGCAAACCGTATGAACGTGCTTTGTTCTGGTACGAAAAAGATCTACTGCTAAAGGTTAAGGCAGATGTACTGCGCTATCCTTTGGACCCAACCTTTGACTCAAACTCAATCATACTTGTGGACTACAAGACCACTAGCGATTGTTCTGTGTACGGATTTACTAAATCGGTTAGGAACTATCAGTATGATTTACAAGCCGCTTGGTATAAGCGTGCTTTTGAAAGAGCGGGGTTTAAAGTAGAGGGTTTTTATTTTGTCGCCCAAGAGAAAAAGAAACCTTATGCCACCAAGATATTCAAGATGTCTGACAGAGATATGGAGTCTGGGTGGATATATTTGGAGGGTGTGCTTAGTCACTATCGTGGCGTCGTGATAGATGGCGATAAACCGTCTATATACAACTCACCTAATATTATTGAACTTAATTTAACTAATAAAGGAGAAAAAAATGGCAGTTAAAAAAAGTGTAGAAATAGCAATTAATCCACCAAACTTTCAAATGGTGGAGTTAGAAGTGGAGGGCTTAACGCCTATGATACAAAACAAAATGAAAGAAGCGACCATACAAGCTATGGAAGACGCTAGGATGGGTAAGGCCAAAAAAAATAACCGAGCCCCAATAGATCCTAAAGTTGAGTACCTAAAATCTGCTTATGTGCAAGACGGTGGAGGTTATGGATTTCCAGCCTCTGCGTTCAAACACTGCGCTGTACGCGCAGGTAAGGGCCAAGGATTAGTTATGACTGATCTAAAGCAAATGTTTTTTGTATTACCTAACGCGCCAGATGGCGAGTGTGTGTCACTTAAAACCAAGAAACCAACTCTTAGGAAGGATCCGGTCAACGTACAGGGCAATAAAGACTTAAGATACCGTCCTGAGTTTAAACAATGGAAGGCAAAACTTTTAATTCGTTATGATGCCGATAAAATTACGCCAGAACAGATAGCAAATCTGTTGAACCACGGCGGACAAACTATAGGCGTTGGCGAATGGAGACCGCAGAAAAACGGTACCTTTGGCATGTTTCATGTAGCTAATGGAGGTTCTTAATGTCAAAACCTATTGAAATGAAAGTAAACGTAACAGCAGAACTGCTTAAGATTAAAGATAAATATGGATCTTTATCTGCAGAGAACGTCGTTACTGAAGCGAAGAAAAAAAGACATCCTTTGCATTCGCATTTCGATTGGAATGATTCGAGCGCTGCTATACAGTGGCGCTTGCATCAAGCCAGGATGTTAATAGCAACGGCAAAAGTTTATGTCAACGAACACGCAGAAGAGACCGTGCATGCGTTTGTCAGTATTGCTGAGGAAGGTGATAGACAATATGTTTACACGCCAGAAGCTATAAGCGACGACGAAAAAGCTTTGCAAATGTTTTTATCTTTGGAAAACCGTATCAATCGTTTGCACGATGAGATGCATTCTTTACGGCTTTTGCAAGGTGATACAAAAAAAGCTCTAGAAGCTGCAAGAAAACCAATCAGAAAAAGAAGGAAACAGTTACAACTTAAAACAAAACTAGCGTAAGGCAGTTAAGGATTGGCGACTTAAGGTGGGGTGCGTTGAGGTCTGGTAAGTTTTGGCAGTTGCGGAGTGTCAGAGTCCGGTGTGTCACGTCTTGATTCGGCAAGGTTAAGTATGGCAGTTATGGAAAGGTCAGTTAAGGTCCGTTGTGGATTGGTTCGTTGCGTTGAGTTTAGGCAGTTTTGGAATGTCCTGGTGCGACGAGTCCGGGTAAGTTATGGCAAGTTCCGGTAAGTTTAGGCAGTTAAGGTTTGGTGAGCCGAGGTCGGGTATGGTTAGTAGAGTTGGGGTAAGTTTTGGCAGTTAAGGTAGAAGAGGTGGACGCATATTTTGAGAACGAATATACAGGAGCGCCCACCAAGTTCTAGTTTAACTCAAAGATGGCTTCGAGGAAGTTTTTTCTGGTACCTTCGGAATAGGTATTTCTTCTTTATCAGCCATTTCGTAACCTAGTATCTTATTTTTATAGCTAGGTCTCTCCTTGTCATTTTGGTCAACGTAAGTACCGTCTTGGTATTTTTCGAGGGTCACTTTCAAGACAGATCCTTTCAAATCTTCTACGTTGTTAGGGTAAGCTTTCAACCCTAACTTCTTACAAAGTATTGAAAAATTACGTCTAGCAATTCCCTGTACATCATCTATTGGGTGCCAGAGATTAAAGTATTCTCTGTGGTCCCTATAGTTTCCGCCGTCAATTTGAAACGTTACGACAGACATTTTATTGCCCTTCTTTGACGTTGTGTTTTCAGCTTCTACAATGACTGCTTCGTAATCGCCCGAAGGTGCAGTCAAAGTACCGGCAGCACTCTCGGACATTATTTGATCGCCGTCTTCAAAAAAGTCCATTCCATCAAAATCATTCATCAGCACCTCCTATTTCTTGTGTTTTACTTTGATTTTGTATTTTGTCAATAATGTTGGTTATGTTCGGTACCTCAAAGTCTTCAAGAGCGTTACTTCTATCCTTGGCAACGTAGTTCTGACCAGGTTTAGTTTGCAACCAAGAATTGCTTACGGTTTGACCGTCTTCGTTAGTCTCTTCTACCGATCTAATAGCAAACACTTCATCAAAAAAGTAAGGTATTTGTTGGCCTAGCTGCTGTCCCACAAGGGCAGGCTCAAACATCCAAGCACCATCATTATTTGATTTTTTTAGTTTGCAAAGAAACAAAACGTGCATTTTTAAATCTCTATACGCTCTTAACAACTTGGTCATGCTTTCATTTACATTACCGTATGCTGCTCTAGCGTCTTTATTACGTCTCTTTTCTTCAGCCAACATAATTTCAGCTATTTCAGATACTGAATCTAAAACAACCGTATCAAATTCTAGTTCTCCTGCTTCAAGTTTTTTCCTAGCGTCCTCTACATCTTGAATACTTTGTACGTTCAAAACCTTAACTACTTCTGCGTTTCTAGTTGGATCATTCTTCCAATCTTTGATTGACAGTAATCCCGCCTCTGCATTTAATATCAAGACTTTGCCAGGACAAGTGATTGAGGTCCTAGTTTTACCGTTGCCGGTGTCCCCATAAATTAATATTTTCAACCCCTGATCCAGTATGGTATCAAAGGGATCCATAAGTACATTTTCAGCCATATTATTATCCTCTAATATTTATAAAATTGCTTTATTGTAATTTATAGATTACCATAAGTAAATAACTATTTTTCGGAGGAGTAACTTGGAAGCAAATAATAATGTAGAATGGTTAGCTAATTATTATTTTAGGACTAAACAATTAGCAACATTAGAACTTAAAACATTAGAGAAAAAAAATATAACACCAAAGATAAGAGACAGGAAAGTGGAACGCTATACATTACCACAATACATAAAATTTTTAGGACACGCTAAGGCAGCCGAATTATTTAATTGTTCTGTTTCTACCATAAAAGCCTGGAGATATGGATATCGTTTGCCATCAATACCGCAAGCAAAAAATATAATCAGAGCAACAGAGGGCAGGTTAGATTTTGAATCTATTTACGGTAATTTAAAGGACATAATTGAAAATACAGAATAAATGTTTCAGCTTAAG